ATTCTACATTAAGCAACTTGCTGATAAGAGCAATCAGCCACGCAGGTTAGCTGTTATTCCCTACACTGAGTATCTTGAGACGTATCGTCCCGGTGATGACACTGGTGATAGCGGATCAGGTATCGGTGTCCCACTTCGTGTGTATCAGACGCAAGAAGAAAAGTTTGGTGTGACTCCAGTGCCAGATGACTCATACGTCATTGAATATAAGTACTGGACATTCCCTACAAGCATGACTGCCTTTGGTGATGTGTGCGTAATTCCAGATCGTTTTATCCACGTTGTCATTGATGGTGCAATGATGTACATGATGCGCTTCCGCTCTAACGAACAAAGTGCGGCAGTCCATCAGAATGACTTCGTTGAGGGCATCAAGATGATGCGCCGTGTACTTGTTGATGATAACTTATCTTTGCGCTCTACTTACAATCCACGCACAGTATTTAATGCCTATCTGCCTACACGAGTTCTGTAATGGCTGATCAGCTACAGATATACACAGTCTCATGTGAAGGCGGACTCAACACTAACCGGGATGTCCTTTCTCAGGGACAGTTATCACCGGGCAGTGCGACACGTTTAATTAACTATGAGCCTGCTGTAACAGGTGGCTATCGTAGGATCAGTGGATTCACTGAGGCATATCCTAGCTTACCCGGCTTAGGTAAAGTCCTTGGTATTTGTGTATTCAATGGAATTAACGATGGCATTCTAGCTTGCCGTAGACCATCTTCTGGCAGTCAGTATCTACATTATTGGGATACTGGAACTGAAGCATGGGTTGCTGTTACCACTGCTGGTAGCCCCACAATGACCGGGGTAAACAAGGTACGTTTCTCCAAGCATAATTGGTCTGGTCCAGTAGTTGTAATGGCGGATGGGGTGAATCCAGCGTCTAAGTATGACGGGACTACATATACTCAGATTACAGATGCAAACGCTCCCACCGATCCTAAGTACGTTACTGAGTTTAAATCTCATCTTTTCTTAGCGGGCGGATCATCTGACCCTTACCTGCTTCACTACTCAGCACCTCTTAATGAAACGGACTTCAGCCCAGCTAATGGTGCTGGTGTTATTAACGTAGGTTTTGAAATCGTTCAGATTAAAGCGTTCCGTGATGAGTTATATATCTTCGGAACGAATAACATTAAGAAGATTGTAGGTAGCAGTAACGCTGACTTCACAATGCTTCAGGTGACTAACGATTTAGGATGTATTGCATCTGACTCAGTCATTGAGCTTGGTGGTGACCTTCTCTTCATCGGACCTGATGGCTTACGCCCTGTATCCGGTACTGACAAGATTGGTGACGTTAACTTGGAAACAGTATCCAAGAACGTGCAGTCAGTCTTTAACGACATCGTATTGAATAATGACCTAGATGATTTGAATGCTGTAGTCATTCGTCAGAAGTCACAGTTTAGATTCTTCTTCGGTGCTTCAGATTCGCAGGGTGCGATTGGGGCATTGAGACAACAGCAGAATGGTGGCATTGGATTTGAATTCGGTCAGTTGCTAGGTATATCAGCAACAGCCGCTGACTCAGGATACATTGGTCAGTATGAGTTCGTTGTCCATGGTGACTTGAATGGAAAGGTGTACAGGCAGGAGTCTGGCACTAGCTTTGACGGGACTGAGATATTCTCATTGTTCCAAACCCCATTCTACCACTTCGGTGATCCAGAGCTACGTAAAAACTTCTTAAAGTTATCTACGTACCTGAAAGCGGAAGGTAACGCAGACATTGTGTTGGGTATCGTGTACGACTACGAAGACGTTAACGTACTAAACCCAACTAACTATGACATCACAACACGTGGTGCGGCGGCTTACTACAATGAAGCCGCATATGATTCGGGTGCTATTTTTGATGGTAACCCATCTCCTGTAGCGAAAACATCGTTCTCAGGATCAGGAACATCAATCTCAATTAAGTATGTAACCAACGATACAAACGCTAGCCACGCAATCCAAGGATTCGTGCTGTTGTTTGGATATGGAGATCGCAGGTAAATGGCAGGTTATACCAGACAGTCAGTAGCAGATATTATCTCAGGTGAGGTAGTTAAAGCCGCACCCTTAAACGCTGAATTCAATGCACTCCGTGATGCGTTTACCGCAGGCACAGGCCACACACATGATGGCACTACAGGTAACGGCGCATACATTACTACAATTGCGGGCGAAGAAGGCTTCAATAAAATCTTTGTTGATGAAGCAAATAACCGCATTTCTTTCTTTATTGAAATTGCTGGTGCGGCAGTTGAGCAGATCCGTGTACAAGACGGTGCTATTGTTCCTGTCACAGATGATGATATTGACCTTGGTGCTATAGGTGCTGAGTTCAAAGACCTGTTCATTGATGGTACTGCAAACATTGACTCATTAGTTTCTGCCGCAGTTACTCTTACGGGCGGTAGCATTGATGGAACTACCATTGGTAGCTCTACACCTGCCGCTGGTGCATTTACTACTGTAACGACAACTGGTCAAGCTACACTTGCTTCTGCTGACATCAACGGCGGTACAATTGATGGTGCTGTCATCGGCGGTGCTACTCCCGGTGCTGGTACATTTACTAACCTAACTGCTAACACTGGTATCACCGGCACACTGACTGGTGATGTCACAGGTAACGTCACCGGCAATGTAACCGGAAATGTCACAGGTAATGTGACTGGTAACTTAACAGGTAACGTCACGGCATCCTCTGGTACTTCTACATTCAACGATGTCACAGTTAACGGTACGCTTGATGTAACTGGGACTACCATTGCTAACGTCACAGATCCTGTCAGCGCACAGGATGCCGCTACTAAGAACTATGTCGATACGAATGACGCACTGAAGCTGAACCTTACTGGCGGCACTATGTCTGGTGCTATTGCTATGGGTACGAACAAGATCACAGGTCTTGATACTCCAACAGCAACAGCAGATGCGGCTACCAAAGGCTATGTTGATACTACTGTAGCAAATGTCATTGACTCCGCACCTGCCGCTTTAGACACTCTGAATGAGTTAGCGGCGGCATTAGGCGATGATGCTAATTTCTCCACAACTATAACAAACTCTATTGCAACTAAACTCCCACTAGCAGGTGGCACCATGTCTGGTGCTATTGCAATGGGCACGAATAAGATTACTGGCTTAGGTGATCCTACACTTGCACAAGATGCGGCTACTAAGACATACGTAGATACTGCTGATGCAACTAAGCTCAGCTTGTCTGGTGGCACAATGACTGGTGCCATTGCGATGGGCACTAGCAAGATTACAGGTGTTGGTGATCCAACTGCGAACCAAGATGCCGCCACTAAGAATTATGTAGACACACAAGATGCGACTAAGTTAAGTCTGTCTGGTGGAACAATGACAGGTAACATTGTCTTAGGTGCTAACAAGGCAACGTCTACTGCTACACCGACTACAGATGATGACTTGACTCGTAAGGGTTATGTTGATACAATCCTTGGTTCTGCAACAGCGGCGGCTACTTCAGCGGCAAATGCGGCTACCAGTGAAACGAATGCGGCTACAAGTGCAACGAATGCCGCTACATCAGAATCTAATGCCTCAACTTACGCTGGCAATGCACTTACATCTGCCAACGATGCGGCGGCTTCATATGATTCATTTGATGATCGCTACTTAGGTGCTAAGTCTTCTTCACCTGCGCTAGACAATGACGGTGACGCACTACTGACTGGTGCATTGTACTTTGATACGACTGCCGATGAGATGCGTGTCTATAACGGCACATCTTGGGTTGCGGCAGGTAGTGCTATTAATGGTACTTCTTCTCGTCAAACTTACACAGCAACAGCTAGCCAGACTACATTTGCAATCACATATGATGTCGGCTATGTCGATGTATATCTCAACGGTGTCAAGCTCGTTAATACGACTGACTTCACCGCAACTTCCGGTACTGACATTGTTTTAACCGCAGGTGCCGCCGCAGGTGACATTATTGATATCGTTGCTTACGGTGCATTTAATGTTGCAAACGTATATACACAAACACAGTCAGATGCTCGCTACGCACAGTTATCTAACAACCTATCTGACTTAGCTGATGCGGCAACAGCACGTACTAACTTAGGTCTTGTCATCGGTACTGATGTACAGGCATACGATGCGACTATCGTAGTTGATGCTGATATTGCCAACATGCTTGAGACTACAGACATCGGTGTCACAGTACAGGGCTACGATGTAGACACACTCAAAGCGGATGTAGCAGATACTATTACTGCACCAATGCGTGGCACAGTGACTACAGACAACGATCTGTCGTTTGATATGAATGTCACTAACAACTTCTCCTGCACACCAAGTGGAACTGGCACGTTGACCTTTACAAACATTACTGCTGGTCAATCTGGGAACATCTTCTTAGATAACTCAGGTGGTCATGTTGTTAGTGCGGCGGCTACTGTATTCATTAACTCAGGTGATTTAACTACCATTAGCACAGCAGGTAAATATTTCGTCAGTTACTTTAGTCCAGATGGAACAAATGTCTATATCAGCGCAACTCCAGCAACAACAAGTGCAGGTGCCTAAGTGAGTCTTATTGCCGCAGGTGGCGCACACAGAGGCTCAGTCAGAGGCTTCTATCCTAAGACCATTGAAGGATCGCTACGGTTTAACGATGGTGACACTCCGTACCTGAGTTGGACTCCTGCGTCTGCGGGTGACCGTAAGACTTGGACGTTTTCATTCTGGATTAAACGCACGACTATCGGTCAGATTCAAAGCATTTTAGAAGTTACAAACGGTAGTGGCATTTCTTATCTTGGCTTTTTTAACGACACTTTACGTTTTTTGTGGAATGGCGGTGGAGCAAATGCGTCAGACACTACAATGGTATTCCGTGATCCTTCTGCTTGGTATCACATTGTTGTTGTATGGGACACTGTGACAGGAGGACAAGGCTATAAAGTATATGTTAATGGTGAAAGCGTAACCGTTAGTATTTCATCACCTACAACAGATACACAGACTGCTATAAACGATACACCCACCCATCACATTTCAACATTCTCTGGTGGAGGCTCTTATCCAATAGACGGCTACCTAGCCGAAGTCTTTTTCATTGACGGTACAGCCCATGACGCTGACGCTTTCGGTGAAACCAAGAACGGTGTGTGGGTTCCGAAGAACATCACAGCCACAGACTTCACAATGGGTACGAATGGCTTTCACTTGACGTTCCAAGACGATACAGAGGTTGAGGCGTTCAATACTGTTCTGTATCGGGGTAATGGTGGTACGCAGTCGATTACTGGTATGGGCTTCAAGCCAGACTTCTTATGGATCAAAAATAGAAACGGCACACAAGTCCATCAGCTTTTTGATGTGGTCAGAGGTGTGGAGGGGTCGTTGCGCTCGAATGGAACAGATGCGGAAAACATCGACAGCCCTAATGATCGTCTTTTATCGTTTGATTCTGATGGCTTTAGTTTAGGTGATGATGGCAACCCTAATGGCTCAGGTAACACCTACGTTGCTTGGGGTTGGGACGCAGGAGCTAACAACGCTGTCACTGGTCATTCGTCTGTGACATGGGAAGGAAACTCAGGTAATCAAAAAATATCAGGGCTTCCGTTTTCACCTGATTTAGTCTGGATCAAGAACAGAGATGCCACAAACAGTCACGGCCTATACGATACTGTACGAGGAGCTACAAACTTTTTAAGCTCAGACTCAACAGGGGCAGAAGCAACATCTTCTACTACACTAACTTCATTTGACAAAAATGGATTTAATCTTGGCTCATCTAACCAAGTTAATGGAGCATACTCCTACGTTGGTTGGGCATGGGATGCAGGAGACGGTGATCCTGTAAGCAACACAGACGGGTCTATTACATCGACTGTGAAGGCTAGTCCGACTAATGGGTTCAGTATTGTTAGCTATACTGGTAATGGCACAGCAGGAGCTACGATAGGTCACGGATTAAGTTCTGCTCCAGATATGATGATCGTTCGTAGAAGGACTGTTGCTTCTGGATGGATGGTTTATCACAGTGCAAATACAGCAAATCCAGAAACAGAATATTTGTCGTTGCAAGCAACAGATGCAACTACTGATGACAATACAAGATGGAACGATACTGCCCCGACTTCATCTGTGTTTAGCGTAGGAACAGCAGGAGCAACAAACGCCTCTGGTAGCACATACATCGCCTACTGTTTTCACGATGTAACGGGCAAGCAGAAGTTTGGCACATATGACGGCGATGGTACGACTGACGGTAGTTTAGAAATTAATGTTGGGTTTAGACCCGGTTGGTTAATGATCAAACGTACTGATTCCGCTCATGACTGGAGTATTATTGATGCTAGTCGAAGCCCATTTAATCCTACAACAAAAGAATTGCTTGCAAACACAAGCGATGCTGAAGGAACTGCACAGCGAGTCAATTTTACTGACACTGGATTTCAATTAGTCAACAACGGAGGACGAGTAAACGCCAACGGTGGCACTTACATCTACGCCGCATTTGCAGGTAGCTACTCAGACTACATCACTGACTACAACACTGATGGAGATGTAGATACACGAGTCAAAGCAAATGATACAACAGGTTTTAGTATCGTATCCTATAAGTGTAAGGCCACAACTGTTAAAGGTGACACCATAGGACATGGATTAAGTTCTGCTCCAGATTTTATGATCTTCAAAGGACGTAATAATGCAACAGGTAGAAATTGGGGCGTTTACCACACAAGTATTGGTAATACTGGTGGTGTCTTATTAAATAGTAGTGGTGTGACGATAACAAGTGATGAGTGGTGGAATAACACAAGTCCAACAAACTCTGTCGTCACACTTGGCAACTATTCTTATGTTCAAGAAAATGGATATGACTACATCGCCTACTGTTGGGCAGAGAAGTCTGGCTACTCTAAGTTTGGGATTAACACTACTTCTAGAGTTTCTTGTGGTTTCAAACCTGCTTTAGTTATTTTAAAAGACACAGCCGTTAGTGGATCATGGTATCTACTAGATAACACACGAGACGCTGATGGTGATTTTAATCATCAACTATATGCTCAACTTTCTAATTCTGAAGATGCTCCATCAACAAGCACTTTAACTATTGATGACGGCACAGCTTACGGTAATGATGGCGGTGGGTTTACTGTAACTTGGACTGCCCAAACTGACCGCTACGGTAGTGGCGTAATCTACGCCGCCTTTGCAGACACAAGAGATGCGGCCTTCTGGTTAGATCAGTCTGGTAATGACAACGATTGGCAACCAGTCAACCTAGACCATAACGATACCGTCAGCGATTCACCAACCGACAATCATGCAACCTTTAGTCCGTTAGTCTTAGCAAAATCTGGAACTACAAATTTCAGAACGTTAGGCGTTTTTTCTGATGGAAACTTAACTTGCACTACAAACGCAGATAATGAATCAGGAACCATCCCATTTGGAGCAACATCGGGACAATATTATGTAGAGTTTAACATCGACAACTTGGCACAACGATTGCAAATTATAGTGTACACAGATGAGTTATATGTGCATCAGAACGCAATTACAACAAGCAGTGACGGCGGTGGTAATGCAACAGATCGTGTTAGTTGGACAACTGGAGATGTAATCGGTATTGCAATCGACATGGATAATAACAAAGTGTTTTTCCATAAGAATGGCGATTATTTTGGAACTAGCAATCCCTCGACAAACACTGGCGGAGATACCTTAAACTCCTTTACTGGTCTTGGCTTTAGACAAGATAGTGGCAGTACAGGCAACGCTCAGATCAGCTTTAATGCAGGTCAACAACCATTCAAATACGATCCACCTGCGTAGGAACTAGATATGGCATATTTACCACTCAGCACAGCCAACCTACCCGATCCTGCGATAGACCCTGCACAGGGAAGCAGTCCTGCGGATTACTTTGATGCTTTCACATGGACAGGAACAGGAAACACTGGACGATCTTTTACAGATTTGTCATTCCAACCGGATTTGGTTTGGGCGAAAGACAGAACAAATGCTTATGGTAATGTGTTGTTTGACAGTGTTCGTGGGGCAGGAGCAGATAAAGAATTAGGATCACAAGTCACTGGCGCAGAAGGATATGCGTCAACTAGCACATACGATTATCTGAGTTCTTTTGATAGCAATGGCTTTACAAGCACATATTCAGGAAGCAACTTTGCCGCTTACTTTAATAATTCAGGCGATTCCTATGTCGCTTGGAACTGGAAAGCCAACGGCTCTGGTGTATCCAACACAGATGGGACGATAACGTCAACAGTGAGTGCGAATACAACGTCTGGGTTTAGTATTGTTGGGTATGCAGGTAATTCCGCATCTAATCAGACAATAGGTCACGGCTTAACATCTACACCGCAAATGGTTGTTCATAAAAATAGAACCAATGCAAATGATTGGGTTGTTGATGTTGGCAATATAACTGGGACAGCAGGAAATGCATTGCGATGGAATAACACATCAGCAATCACAAACAATGTAGCTATATTGCCCAACAAGCCTACATCATCTGTGTTTTACGTTAGTACTGACAGCGGTGAGTTTAATGTCACAGGTAGAGACTACATAGCCTACTGCTTCCACAGTGTCGAAGGCTTCTCAAAGCTTGGCTCATACACTGGCAACGGTAGTACAGATGGCCCATTTGTGTACACAGGGTTTAAGCCCGCTTTTGTTTTGTTTAAAAAAACAAATATTACAACAGCAAGTTGGGGAATTAGAGACAACACAAGATATACCTATAACCCAACAAGAAACACATTGTACGCAGATAAATCTGATGCTGAGTATACAGGAACAGCGCATGATGTAGATTTTTTATCAAATGGTTTTAAACCAAGAACAACAGATGGTTTATTTAATAGCTCTGGAGCAACGTACATTTATATGGCGTTTGCAGAAAATCCATTTAAATTTAGCACGGCTTCATAGGAGAAATTATTGTGTGGACTTACTTAGGTAGAGTCATCAAGCAAGGCAGGGCGTGGACTGACGCTGAAGGTACACAGCATCCTGCTCAGTGGAATCGTTGGACAGACGAGGAGAAGGCCGCTAAAGGTCTGGTGTGGAATCAGGACTTACAGCCTGTACCGTTCGACAATCGCTTCTACTGGTCAGCAGGAGTTCCAAAGGCACTGGATGATGTCAACGCAGTAGACGAGGACGGTAATCCTGTACTGGATGAAGACGGTGTTCAGGTTGTCACCAAAGGACTCAAGAGCAATGCCATCGCACAAGTCAAAGCAACAGCGGGCGGACTCCTACAACCAACTGATTGGATGGTTACGAGAAAGGCAGAGACGGGAGCGGCGATACCAAGTGCCGTTGGAGATTACAGAACGGCTGTCAGAACTGCGTCAGAAGCTATCGAGACTGCCATAGCAGGGGTCACTACCTTAGAAGCATTTAAGGCTCTGTATGACGCTCCTGTGGACGCTGACGGTGTGCCAACAGGTAATGCTCCCATTAACAACTGGCCGGATGCAATCTAAGGAACGGAGATGACAATGGCAACAGAAAGCACGAAAACTTTAGTAGATGGTTTAAGTGTAGTCACTGTAGTAGGAACGATAGGTGAACTGTTGCCCCCGATGGCGGCGTTGTTTACATTAGTATGGACAGCAATAAGGATCTACGAAACTAAGACAGTACAGAGGTTATTGGGCAAGGATCGCCCTGATGATAGCTGAACTCGCCGCCGCTAATGCGGCCTTTGGCGTTATTAAAGAAACCATAGCCAACGGTAAAGAACTGTATGAAGCAGGGCAGGCACTAGCAGACTACTTTGGCCTTAAGGCTGAGATACAAAAGAAAGCACATGAACACGGATATAAGTCTGACCTTGAAGCGTTCATGGCAACAGAGCAACTTAAAGAATATGAGGATGCTCTGAAGCAAATGATGATCTGGCAAGGGCGAGCCGGGTTATGGACAGATTGGTTAGACTACCAAAGGAAGATGAAGGAAAGCCGTGAAGCCGCAGAGAAAGCTGAGAAAGCCAAGAAAGCTAAACGTAAAAAACAAATTGTTGATATTTGTATTAGCATCGGTTTGGGCATTAGCGTTCTCTCAGCCATTGGTTTAATAATATACATCTTCTACTGGCTCAGTAAACAGTAGGTCACCTATGTGGTTATTATTTGCAATCCTAATTCAGTCTGATGGCTACGCTGTCTATCCTCAAGGGCCATTTGCAACAATGGACGAGTGTTTTGAAGCCCGTGAGTATTTCATGGCAACAGCACCACAGCCTAAGATGAACTACGATGCGATTTGTATACAAACGGACGTAACAGGAAATGCCTCATGATTGGAATCATTTCTAAAA